CAAAAGTTCCTGCTATATCAATATTATCAGCTAGTTCCGCTCCTGTAATAGAGTTGTCAGCATAATGAGCTGTGTCTATTGAGCCATCAACATATTGATCTGAGTCAACACTATTAGCTGCCATTTTAGCTACGGTTATTTGTGAGTCTGCAATATGAGCTGTGTCGATACTTCCGTCTACATAATAATCTGAATCGATTGAATTAGCTGGTAATACTGGTATCTGACTAAATGTTACAACACCATTAGACGCTATAGCTATAGAATCTGTGTCTGATGTATGTCCAATATTTGTTCCATTGATAATTATATCATCAACTGTAAGAGTAGTAAGTGTTCCGAGACTTGTAACATTCGGTTGAGCCGCGTCAACAACAAAATCAATAGTACCATCGGCATCTTGATAAGTTACTGTAATATTTGTTTCGGTGTTAGAACTAACCATAGCTCCAACTGTATCTTGAATTGTTTCGGACAAATCAATGTTAGCTGATCCATCGAATCCAACACCATGAATTGTTCTTGATGTAGCTAAAGCTGTCGCTGTAGCCGCTAGACCTACAGCAATATTAGCACTACCGTCAAAAGAAGTTCCACCGATTGTTCTAGCTGTCGTTAATGTCGCCGCGGATCCTGTTGTGTTTTGATTGAGAGTTCCGACTGTAAAGTCTATAGTATTATCCGCGTCTTGATAAGCTACTGTAATACCACTTTCAGTATTACTTGATACCATAGCACCTACGATATCAGCTACTTCTTCACTTGATTGAATGAGGTCTGATGCAAGTACTTTCTTTAAAGCACTTGAGTCTGATGCATCGGCGACAAGAATATAGTCTCCGTCAGCTACTGTTACAGCTGATTGACCAGTAATTACTGTCTTATCTAAAACTCGGTTTGTTATTTTTGTATTTGCCATACTACTATTTATCTCATTAAGTGTTTAGAATTGATATAAATTTTAGGTTATGTCTTTAAAGTATGCAGGTAAACCAATCATAGGTCTACCGTCAAATTTATTTAGTTCTGCATCTTTGCCATTACTATCATTATAGTGTAAAAATACTTGCCCACAATCTTTGCCTTTAAATGGTTCACGCCAATGCTCTAAGTCGCAACCACGATACATAAGCATATCTCCTGCTTCTAGTTTAACTTCTATACCCTTTTTACCTTCTTCGCTTGATGGCTCTAAAAATATAGACCAGTCATCTCCACCTAAGTGCATAGTAGTAGATATTTCACATGAGTACCTGTCTTTGTGTCTTTTTAGCTCGTCATCTTTTTTATAAATTCTAGCGTATGAATAAGTTTCAGTAAGTTTAAGTCCTGATTCTTTTTCCATTACAGGTTTAACCTTTTGTAATAAAGTTTCCATGACTATGTCTGCGTAATGGGAGTATGTATCAGGTATTTGTGTATCGTTCCATACCCCAAAGTATTCAGTAAATTGTGATACATACTTTTCATCAAACAAGTGCCTTGCAACTGCTCGTTTGTTTAAAAAATATTGATAACAAAAATCTGCTAACTCTGTTGATATAGCACCTTTAATTACTTGGTATTTATTTTTCTTAAAGCTCATCTAAATGGGTATCCTAAATTCCAACATACTAAGGAGTGTCGTATGCCTTTTGTTACTGGTTTAACTCTATGCCAAACAAAAGAAGGAAAAACTATTACGCTACCCTTCTTTCTAATTTCTTTGCACACTCTTGGTTGTGAGCCTTCGTCTGTGTTCCTAAAATCAAACTCTAAATCTCCACCCTCGTATTCATCAGGATCAGTAAGCGATACAGTCATACTAAGTTTTCTTAACTTACCATGTGTATCGGCATTTTCAGGGTGGTTATAAGGTTCTACATGAGAGTCACAATGCCAATCGTAAAATTGACCTTTTTTGTATTCGGTAAATTGACAAGATTCTGAAAAATCCCATTCAAAATTCCAATCAGCACTAGCGTTTGCTTGATGTATGTAAGGTTGTATTTCTTTGTATATCCACCTGTCATTCATCCACACAACATCAGACTTGCGTTTCTTTTGAATGTTTTTAATATTTAGTTTGGTGAGATTATCTTTTCCAAAACCACCTGTGAGAGCCATTTCCTTGTTTTGCTCTTTGCCATATTTAATAATTTCATCACATATTCTTTCAGGAATAACTGATTGAAAGTACCAATAATAATAATTTAGATTCATAATATATATTTATGATTCTAAATTATACCCAGTTACCAGCTTTAACTGCTCTAAAAACTTGTCTTAAATCCCAACAACTTGAAGTACCTGTTACAAAAGTTACTGCAGGTTCATTAATAATAACTGTTCCTGAACCGCCAGTTCCGCCTGGAGAAAGACCACCAGCTTCACCCGATTGACCAGCACCTCCGCCACCAAGATTTACACCACCTGCTGTCCATCTGCTAAGATTTCCGTATCCAGGAAAAGGTGAAAATGTTGGACTAACTTTACCTCCGTTACCGCCACCACCAGAGCCACCTAAACCACCTATAGGGTTACCATTGTTCCCAGTGTGTAGTCCACCATCAAATGAACCTCCACCTCCGCCACCCCCACGAGTAACGCTTGAACCTGAAATAGCGGATGCTTTTCCTGCGCCCCCATTTCCACCAACTTGCACACCTCCAGGAGGTCCTACGTCTGCACCAGCAGCACCTGCTCCTCCGCCACCTGCAACATAACTACTAGGACCATTGGCATTACCACCTCGATTTCCTTGTCCTGATGTAGCATTACCGCCATTGGCAGGACCATAGCCACCAGCACCACTACCACCAGGCTGACCAACTTGAGGTGTACCTGATACTCCTCTACCTCCACCGCCACCTCCTATAGCTGTAAGTGGAGCTGCTGCTCCAAAAACTGTATTTGAGCCTACAGCACCTTTAGTTAGGGGATAAAACCCGCCTGTAGGGTCAGGTGGACCACCTGCTCCACCAGCACCAATAGTGATTGGAACTGCACTTTGAGGCAAAGGATGGGAGGGAACTTCTAAATGTCCACCAGCACCACCACCAGGAGCAGCTCCAGCATTACCGCCACCTCCGCCACCTGCTAAAGCTAATACCCAAGCATTTGTTGTTTTTGCTAGGGCTGTAAATGACCCTGAACTAGTATAAGTACTAATTCTAGCAGACTGACTTCCTGCTGTTGTTGTTTGTGCTGCTCCGATTAATCTTGGCATTAGCTACTCCATGTTCCTGCTTGTACAGCATCGTATACTGAATTCATATCCCATATTCCTGATCCTGTGCTAGAACCTGCAGCTTCTTTAACGATAACGACACCTGAACCACCTGCTCCACCAACACTTGGGGGAGAACTAGAAACGTGCTGACCACCGCCACCTCCACTACCTGTGTTTACTGTACCTACTCCTGATTCGTTGCCTGGACCACTTCCTTGTCCGCCACCACCTGAACCGCCTGAACCACCAGCACCTTGATAATATCCGCCTCCACCTCCGCCACCTGCTCTTGTAACAGATGAGCCTGTTATTGAACTTGCTGAACCTGTTCCACCATTACCGCCTACTAAACTAGGGTTTGGTCCTGGACCTGGGGTTGCATTTGCTCCTACAGCACCTGCACCTCCGCCTCCAGCACCTGATGAATCTTGTCCAGGAGGCACAGGAGCATTTCCTCCTGTGTTACCTTGTCCTGATGTTGCTGCTCCACCTGTTCTACCAGGAGCTGAGTGTCCACCGCCTCCTCCACCTGATCCTCCAGGTCCACCATTAACACCACTACCACCAAACCCGCCACCAATTGAAGTAAGAGAACCTGAACTTGCTTGACCACCAACAGCAGTTGATCCGCTAATTGAATTGCTACCTTTAGTTCCACTAGCTGCAGCACTTCCACCTGCTCCACCTGCTCCTACTGTTATTGGAAATGCACTTGAAGGCACATATAGATTAGTATAAGGAAAATAACCACCAGCACCACCACCACCTGCATAATAGTAACCACCACCACCGCCACCACCTGCTACAACTAATAATTCAATTACTGTTGTATATGGAGCTACTGTATGATTACCACTAGAATTAAAAGTTGTTATAACTTCAGGTTGAACGACTGCTGGGTTATCTACACCTACTACTCCACCATTAAAATTAGCCATGGTTAGACAGCATTCCATTCTTTACTAGATGCATCCCATGTGTATTGTGTTTCTGTTCCATCACCTTCGGTATCATCAGACCAAGTAGACCCTAACCATCTTTGATTATCTTCATCCCAAGTAGGGAATACTATTAAACTGTTTTCTGATACATCATCAGGATAAGTAACTGGCGCTTTCCAGTCTCCACTAGAGTCTAAAGACCATGAAGGAAAGGGTTGAGGGCATATAAACATATCTAAAGATGGGTTGTAAAAATAACCAACACCTGCGTATTGTTTTCTAAAACTGCCACTGTAAGAAGTTTGTTTCCAAGCACCACCAAACGGAAGGAATGGAACGATTGTTGCTACGAATGTTTCTGCTTCAGCAGATTCATCACCGCCATTAGCATCTACATCTTCGTTGGATACTACTACTACTTGTAATACTTTGTTGTTTTGATCAAGTTCTGCAAAATGTGCCATTTAAGTACCTCCTTATGCGTCGTCTAGTTCTTCGTAACTAATAGTGTAAGTTAAGTCACCTGCAGCACTCGCACCACCTTCTAAAATATCTCCTTCTTCAAGGTAAATACTTGAGTTCTTATCAATAAGAACCAATGTAGCGTCTGCTGGAACAGAGATAGTTTTCGCAAACAATACAACTGAACCACTAGCTAGATCGGAAGAGCACACGTCTGAACTCC